ATGTTCTCGAGAAACGGGCCCCACGCTTTCAGTTTGGCGCTCCGGGTTTCAAGTGTTGCTTTGTTTCGTTCTTGTTGGCTCTCAGCCGATTGATTTACGCTCTCCAAACCGGTGATGCCGATTGAATACGGAGACAATCCGGCAATGTTTAACGCTGTAGTTATCGCAACTTGCCATTTGGCGTGGAGAGATGCTTGTTTGTCGTTAATCTCTGTTACAAATATTTCGTTTTTGGCATTCTGGTCGGGGTCGCCGGTTATCTTGACATAATTCCGAACGAACGGATCAAGACGGGCAATGTCGCCGTCAATATATTTTAGCATTGTATCCGGGATATACCGCATTGATTTATTATTTCTAACTTCGGAGTACATTTCGCTCAACACTTCATCAAGTGCATCATAACTTGAATGTGCGCCGGCATAATCGCTTGCTCCATACGAAGAGTCGGGGAACTCATTGTTCGGCAGTTTGTTCGGTTTCTCAAAAGCAATCATACCTTTAAGGTCTTTAAAAACAAACGCTTCTTCAAGTTCTTCAGTTTCCGGAAGGGTCGAAAGCGGAACAGGTTTCTCATCGCCGCTTGGACTTATTTTGAATAACTCGTTGATAATCATAGCGTCGTCATTTTCGTCAGTCGTATATGTCTCTTTATGAACGTACTGATTAGGCCCGACTGTGTAATAATTCTTAAAAACAATCGCTGTTGTAATGCCTCTGATTTTTATCACCTCGGCATTCCTGACGTCTGCGATTTCGATAATTGGATAAGCGGAAGCGTCCAAGTCATAGCCGTATTTGATAAAAACATGACCGGACCAACTTTCCGTAACAACCGCTTCGCTCACTCGCGTTAGGAATAAAGTCTTGTCTTTTAATGTTTCCACATTAGACTTTGCTACCTTAGATTTTGCTTCGTCGATGTTTTCCGTTGGCTCGCCCTTGTCGTTTAGTTTATATATTTCGACCTCAATTATTATTCCGCCGCCTAAAAGGATAGTCGCCATTTTAGTTGATATCAAACCGGGCAATCCGGCATGGACCTTGCGATATTCTGCCGGGGAACTCACCCAGAAAAAGTTTAAATCACTAACCAGAAACGGCGCATTTAAAGCATAAAACTGTCGGATAAGTCTGGGTTTGCCGGTAAACCAAACCAGGTTTTCAATAACACTTAAAGAAAATTCTTGTTCCGGCGATATGGTTTCAACCGGTCTATAATATTTTGGGTTATACTTAATTCCTCTCGCAGACAACATGTTAAGGTCAGCCTCCAATCTGTCTAATCGTTTATTATCTTTTTTTTCTTTCCGCCGGCCAAGCCAGCCGCGGTATCTGTCAAATAGCCCCATTACGCAATCCACCTTTCGTAGTTTTTAACAGCCTGCAAGATTGCGTTCATGTGTCGCGTCCAGGCATATTCACTGCAATCGATAATGTCATTGTGCCGTTCGTTTAAATCCTCGCGGACCTCGTTAGGTTTTTCGCTGCGCTTTGCAACCATGAATGCATCATACATATCTCGGCCCTCCGGCGTGTCGTTAAACTCTAAAATATCATGGCTAAACATGATTATCCCTAAATCAACCCTCGCTTTGATTGTTGCTTTATAACTTGGGATAACATCAATGCGGGGAAATAAAGCCCGAAACATTGTTTTTAAATCTGCGATATAATTGAGTTCTGCGGAATCGATGGCGACAAAACTGATGTTTAAATGCTGATATCGTTTTAAAAATGCTATTAAATAATCAGTCTTTTGTTTATATCCACACTGCTTAAAAGTGTATTTGTCAATACCGCCAACTTTTGTGTAGTCGTGCTTATAACCCCATAGCGAAACGGAATTAAAAGCCCTTGTCGCTCCGATATCAAACCCGATACCGAAATGATGATAATTGCGAACATCAAGTTTTTTGATATGACGTTCCGACGACATATAATCGATATACAGCAATTGACCTGGACTGCCGCGCTCGCCTAATATCTTGATAGTGTGATAATAACTTCCGACCGGATAAACGCTCGCCGTCCGCTCTATCTTTTCCGATGTCATAATCGGATTGTCGTGCATATTGAAATGCATGTAATACCAACCTTTTTCTTTCTTCGATTTATTCATGTCGGCTCTGATGGAAGCCGGGCAGTCGCCAATAATGCGACATCTGTTGATGTATCGTTGGTATACGAAATGGCTCGGAACATCACCGTTTAAAGTCCATATCGTGAGCGGGTGATCTGCTGAACCTTGCCGGGCAAAACACTCATCAATAAACTGTTCGTTAGCGTTGTTAACTTCGTCAACCAAAATAACTCCTAACGTTTTTCCAAGTATCTTTTTCCAATCGTTCGCTCGGGAATAACCGCATAACAATACTTTTTTAATTCTCGGTTTCCCCGCTATATAACATTGGACTTCCAAATAATAGCCGCCGATTTCTTCTCTGCGGCGCCGGATATACTTTGAATAACAAATCTCTAAACCGAAATCGCTTGTAAGAATATTATCTCTGATGGCGTCTAGGTTTTCGGCCGCAATTAAATGTAAGCGCTCATCAGAGTCTTGGACCGCTTCGAAAAATAACTGCGTGGCTGTTACGGTTTTAATAGACCTAATCGTTCCTTCAAAAACCAACAAATTAACTTCGGGGCGCAAACCGATTGACATCGCGTCAAGATACCGGTCATTCGGAATAAACTCTCTAACTGCCATCGGCGGTGACCTCGTTGTCGTCTAGATCATCAAAGGCCGCAACTTTACGATTTTTAAGGGCTGCAATTGTGGTCCGGTGCATGTTAATTGCTTCTTGGTCTTCTGGCTCGATAACTCTGTCGTCGTTGCGCCAACTCTCCGACTTGCGATTTTTGAGCCAGAATATTTGCGCGGTCGTCTCCGGCTGCCTGTATCGCTTGACCTCGACAATCTCGATTTTTTCCTCTTCGAACCGCTTGCCATCTTCATAATAAATTTTTTTGACTTTGATGGCTTGCTCTTCTGTGTAATGAAAACCGGTCGCATTTTTATGCAATGCGTTCTCAACTTGAATATCTGCGACCTCTCTGCCGTTTTTAAGTGCGTCAGAAAAGTTGGGGAAACGCTTAGCCCAATCGTACATCGTTGTCCGTTGGATACCAATGTTTTTCGCTATCTGCTCGTCAGTGAGCCCGTTTCGTTTCCAGCCGGTTACAAGCGCCAAACCCTCGGGCGTTATCCACTTGTGATATTTGCCTTTGCTGCCTATCTTTTTTTTAGGCGCCGGCTTTTTCTTTGTTGTTGGCTTCTTCTTTTTTACTTCTGTTGCCTTAGCCACTACTTTAACACCTCATTTCTTTTATCCCCCTATTCAATTTAAAAAAGCAACTTAAAAGTCGCTTATTATATATATAATATATATACTATAATACTCTAATCACAGTATATAATTTATTTATAATATAAAAACCTAGATAGTATATATTATCTAGGTTTTTGAAAAGAGAAAGTAAAACCGGAAGTATTTTATAAAATATGAAGAGAAATGCATCGTGTAGGTATAATCCTACACTTACATTATACCACAGTGTTTTCAAAAATACTGTTCGTTTTTTGTTCGTTCTTATTATTTGTGTTTTTTATTTTGTCGATGATTTTCATGTTGATTTGACGGATATATCCATATCCGTATTTAAGCTCTTGCGAAATTGCATTAAGCGATTGTCGTTTAATGTGATGTCGGTAAAAGACTTCGAGTTCCAGCGTGCTGCATGTTTTCCGCAATTTGTCGATACCCTCTAAATATATATCTTTTTCGTATTCCAGGGCTTCGACATATTCGGTGTAAATGTCTACGAGCCTTTTGTGTATCGCGATTTGTTTTAACTGCTCTTTGTCGCTTGTAAATTGCGGTGCCGATACAATTTTTGTGTAATCGATCGCTTTGGCGTCTTGCGGTCCTGCGAGTTTTATCAGTTTTTCAAGTTCGGCTTCAGCAACACGCAGGTTCATTTTGGCGTTTAGGATTTCTCTTTCCAAATCTTTAAATCGTTTGTATTTAATCTTGTATTCCATCATCGCGCCTCACCTCGTTTTCTTTCGCAGCTGATTATATATATAAACCATATTATATATATAATAGGTATTATAACTATATATAATATACCAATCATATAACTAGGTATTAATATATAATACCATTGCCAACTAATAATATTTATACTATTTAAAAACATAAAAACAACCTGTGTTAAAATAAGCAGCAATATTACAAACGTCCTTATTGCTTTATTCATAAACGCATCTCCTTTCCGCAGTCGAAACCGTATTCTTTTACGGTTGCACCTGCTCTTTCCAGCTCTTTTAACCAGAGTTCGATTTCCTCATAATCTTCAAGTTCATTGTCCGCTTTCTGCCAACGCTCCATTCTTGTCAAAAGCCTTTCGGCGCAGTCGGGCGGAATTTGAAGTTCAATTGTCATTCGGGTTTTCATTGTTTTTCCGCCCATTCTAATTCATATCCGCAAATATGGCACTTGGGCTGATTTTCTTCTATTGCTGTGACACAATTGGGGCAAAAATATTTTGTTTTTTTAGTCTTTTCGTTAATTAATCGCAAAACCCGCTCTTTTGGGGAATAATGCTTCATTTTCTCTTGTTTCGATATGGTTTCCCTTTTTATTTCACAGTTCGTTTCATAAACTATGTCAAAGCCGTTTTCTTCCGAAACCTCGTCAGCAGGCGGCAAGGGGTATTCCTCTGTAAACGCAAAATAATGCGAACTTTTACGTTCTTTATAGCACCAGGCATGTTCTGAAAGAAAATTGTCTATTTCCTTTTTCGAACAGCTAATTCCGGCATAATTAAGGGGAGTTAAAAATGTTTTAGACAGCATTATTGCATCGCCGCATTTTCTACATCGCAAATACATTCTGTTATTAGCCATTGTCTTTCACCTCGCCAACTTCAACTGTTAATATAATTTTTACTTCTTCAAAAAAATCGAAAGTGCCATCAACAACTCGAATTTCGATTATAGGACAACCAAAATTATTTAAAGCTCTTGCCCATTTAATAAATCTAATTAAATCCAATTTACTTAATTCACCAATTTCAGTTTCTTTCCAATGATATTCTGGCATATCATGCGCGTTACACCCAAACAAATACCAAGTAGGGCCATATCTTCTTTCTAATTTAAAATAATAATAATCATCTGGTTTAATTTCAACATTAATTGTTTCATACCAATCCAAAGAGGGTTTAGTATAAGAAAACTTAAAACTTTCCTTATTAACCCTATTGTTCTTGATGTATTCATCAGTCTTTACATTAGGTAACAAACTTTTCAAGCGATAAATTTCATTATTTAATTCAACAACCTTCTTAATAAGCTCATCTTTTTTCATTCTTTCACCTCCAACAACTCCGGATTTTCGTATATATTTCCGATAATTAATGTATCATACTCTAAACTACAATGCATTTTATGTATATATTTTGTATCTTTAAATCTAAATTGATAATGTTCTTCATCCCAACTAACGACCAATATTGATATTTTATTTGTTTCTCTTTTTAAAATATCGCTTTCGCAAACCTCTTTACCATTCTCATCTTTTAAGCCGGTATACTGCATTAAAATCACATTTTCAAAAGAATATGTTAAGTTTTGAATATGTTTTCCATTTTCGATAATCATTAAACTTACTGTTTCGTTTACAAAATCAATTTCGGCAACAGGAAACATTTTTTCTAAATCTTTAGCCCACGCTCTGTATTTAATTTTTTTCATACTGCCTCCTCGTCTTCATCATCATCTTCCAAAATGCCGTCAAAACACTTCCCGCATATGCCGGAAATCATAATCTCTCTTTGGTCTGCGGTTAAACAAGGAAATATTTCTTGTATGTGCCCTTCGCCTCTTAAATATGCCTCATAGT